TCCCCCCCTAATAGGGGGGTGACCACCCAAGCTTGATGCTAACGCGCTTGGGACGTCCAGAACGTTCCAAATGCTCCGTGTCAACCCTTGGGTCAACAGAGGGTCCTGTCCGCCCGCCTTCCCCTAAGGGAAAGCGAGGGATGGGGTTCCTCAGGAGGCATTTGAGGAGGGCACCACTCCCCTCTAGTTTATCTAGAGGAGGTTTGGCCACCACCTTATAGCCCTTGGTCAAAGGACTGTGGTAGTTTGGATCCAGCTTTTGGAATTGATATCCTAGAGCTGATTCCCTGCCCAACAACGGTGATGTTGGAGCAACATTCGGGAAGAATCTGAGGAGATCTTCCAGTTTGTCGTCCAACATACCGGCGCCACGCCAGAGACCAGCCCAATAGAGCTGATTTCGAAGCTTGACGGCGGAAATTACACCGTTAGCGTCCTGCCGTTGTGTCGGGAGAACACGTCTGACCCTGACTATTGACACGTCATGGCCATCGTAATACTCCCGTCCGCAAGACTCTCTGAATCTTCCGATCCAGAAAGACTTGCCAACGTTAACTCGAATACCGAAAGTTTCGAGTTCGTTGACAACGGACAGCACATGTTCTCGAGGGGCGATAATATCGTCCCCGAAAACACGCACCCGCCCGCGGAATCGCTTGACAAGCGACCCACGGGAGAGCGGAGCACTTAGCTCCCTCTCTATCCCAAGGAATATGATGGTCGCAAAGACCATCGCTTCCACGGGAAAGCAGAGAGCTGAACCCATAGACGCGAACTTGGCCAGGCGGATTACGCCATGGCCAGGCACTCGAGCCTTCCTGGACCTACACGCCTGACTAGCCTCTAGCAAATGAGGATAGTCTGCAAATAGGTCCAGTACATGCTCGTTTGAAACGCGATCGGAAGCCTCACTCAGATCGAGTGTGGCCAGTTCACCACTGTGTGAACCGGATTTGGCCATAACCCTATTAGGGTTCTGGTCATCAATTCCGATAAGCCCCGAGAGGAAACCATCCTCTCTTAGGGACTTTCGTATGCTGCCATAAACCGCTTGCTGTGCATATTGCATAGCAGTTGGCTCAATGGCAATCACACGAGGCGCTTTAAGCGTCTTAGGAACCGTGATGACCCTAACGGGCATCTCGGAACCGGGTTCGAGGATGTCAAGTCCATCAATCTCACCCCTAAAATTAGGGTTGGGAATGAGGAACTCTTCAGCGGGAAATACCCGCTGGAGACGAGCGGGCCAGGTTCGCTGATTCCACTTCGCATTAGCGGAGAGGCGATCAGCAACAGTGCCTGGTCCGTGCTTAGGTTGCATGCCGTTCCAATAGATCTCGCGATCTATTTTTGCGAACATGTCACCGAAAAGCAATGCAGACATACGGCGAAAATCCTCTCTAAAAAGAGGATCGAGCCGAGCATCTGCATCCTTGACATCCTGCTCACATTGAACAAAGTCCGACATCGCTCGCCTCTCTCGTGCGGCTGAGACGACCTTTCGGTCATCAAAGCCGTTGACAG